TCTGTCTCATTATGGACTGCCTTAAATTATTATGTACAAAAATTGCGAGCTACAAATCCACGTCCACATGCAATTTTGCCTTGGTTTCCAAGATTGTCGGTTTTTATTGAGGAAACTGTCAAATTATTCCCTGGGGGTGCCCATGTCATCGGTTTAATTGATTCTTATGTTTGGTCTGACTTTACTAAATATGAATATCATATTGAATCTATGAAACTTCCTTGGTATACTAGATTGATTAATCATTATATACATAATACGACTACTAGCAATTTGAGCGATGAATATTCTTTATCTGTTAATGAACATGAGTTTGTTCCTCTTAGTGAAGGTATTCAAGTTTTGCCTTTTGGTTCTGTTTTACCATGCTCAAAAGTCCCCAAAATTCCTGCACTTGATAATGGTGCCGTTTATAAGCACGGTTGTACTTTGAACCCCTCTAAAATAATTGATAATCAAGATTATGGAGGATGTTATCCTTTAGGTTTGTTTGTTACGCCTTGTACCAAACCAGCCAGTTCTTTTGATAACGTCCAAGCTAGTCTTGATTTTCGTATTATTGGGGTTGATCGTCCTCCTTATATCCCTGGCGCAGTTGACTTGATGTTCAATAGTTTTTTCAAATGTTATGGATTTGGTTTTACTTCTTTTAATCCTGATTATGATTTGTGGCGTAGTGGTCTGCGTGTTGATCAGAAAAGGAGGTTGTTGACAGTGGAAGAGTGTGATTCCTCTTCTGGTGTGCCTGACAAAACTACTAAAGTTTTTGGAAAAAGTGATGAATTTTTAGTCAGGAACAAAAAACAGATCATACGTTTAATTTATAACGTCTCTCCTTTCTATCTTAATAGGTTGGGTGATTTCACTTCTCAACTATCTAAATATATGAGAGACGTTTGTTGGCCACCAGAACCTAAGTTGTTTAGTTATATTAACAATTGTAGTGTGTTCGTGCATTTTGCTTATGGTGATTTATCTAGTCAATTAAACGTGTTTGTGAATGCTGCTGTTAATGGGGTTAGCGGTATTTATATGTTGGTGATGGGTGATGACACTTATGTCATCAAAAAGACAGGTGATAAAATTGTCTTTATTGAGACCGATTTTTCTAAATTCGATGCCACTCAACATAAAGAAATTTTGGAGTTATACCCAAAATTTCTTGACCATTTGGGATTTTCCAATGAAGCCTCTTTAAATAGAGAGATGTATCAACAAAAAGTATCATATACTCACAGGAAAACTGGTAATAAGTTTGATGTTCCACCTAATATGCCATTGTGTCGACTTACTGGTGAGCCTGCAACTTGTTTGGCTAATACATTAGTTAACGTAATTGTTTCTTCACACGCTTTAGCATTTGATAATGAGACAGTGTATTCTAATGCCGGATTGATCGTTAAAAGTAATAGGTTTGATGATAATCATGGTACTTTTTTAAAAGGCGCTTTTTTGCTTAATATAGATAATGAATATTCCTGGATACGTTTACCTGGGTTTTTGGCAAAATTTGGCAAAACTTTGACTGACCCGTTGAATAATTACCCTAGTGTTTGGTCTAAGAGTAAAAGGATACAGTATGCCTATAGATCCCAGTGGTTGGGTTATGGCAAGATGCGTACCAATTGGTTTTATAAGGCTATTGACGATGAAATTCGTCGTCTTACTCCTGAATTTAAGGATGTGCCCATAAAACGAAACGAATGGAGCATTTGTAGTGACGAAGACAAGTACATTTCAGATTCAGTTTGGAATGCTTTTATGTTACGTCGTTATAATGTTACCGTGGAATTAATGGAGTCGTTCTTATGGCTCTTAAAATCTGTTCCTTCTTTGCCTTTTATTGGTCATCACGAATTAATAGTTAATTTGTTAATTCGTGACTATGACTAATGTCTGTAGGTGCCGGTTAAAAGCAACAAAACTGCTGTTTTGTATGTTTCCCTTTCTTTTTTAAATACAGTAAACCTATGTTTCTGTTCCCTATCACTAATGAATTCTTAGTGAAATACTACTGATAGGGTTTTATTTATATCTCATTTTTCTTACATGTAGCTATCTGTTAGGCGGTTATAAATAACAGTAAGATGTAAACTTCATCACATGTCTTCATAACATGGAGGGGAGCCGTACTCAAAACAAGA